AGCTAACTTCGTCGTCCATGAAGACTTCGGACGTTTCTCTGGTGTGGTCATGTCCCTGTATGAGACCATGTATCGGAATCACGGACTGGAGTATACCTGCACGTGAATGAAAAATTCACGTCTGGCTATAACTCAGTATGTGACGGGCTACCCATTGTCTCGGGTGGACTATGTCGAGTTAAGAGAAGGAATCCCTCGTTGGATTCTTTCTATTGATCCGGCATTGCCATCCAAGAGACTGACCGATGCTGAATTTAGGATGTGGCATACCTTACTAAGCGTAAGTAGGGCATTCACAACTAAACCAGTATTGGACATCAGTTCTATTGTCGAGCCTAGTAAACATCAAAGTCATCTTATTACGGACTTTGAGGTTTCCCAGGCAGCCAAGGAACTGAGAGTGAGTAGATTTTGGTGAGTGTGGCGTAAATTCCACCTCTCAACCAAATCGGGCCCTAACGGGCAAGCCTTAGCAACTTGCTTAGATGACTTAAACCGATTACCTAAACGTCTTTATGACGGCCTAAAATTTTTAGGTGGTAAAGGGTTCCGAGTCAAAGTAAGTTGACTAAGACATCCGATGTTTAAGGAGTTCTATCAGAACTCCTTCCCGACGAAAACAAAGGGCTTATACAGGAAGCTTTCTTACTTCTCCGACAAGGAGGCTAAGACTCGTACGATTGCGATCGTTGACTACTGGACACAGACCATACTTAGACCCCTACATAATAAGCTTAATGACTTATTACGTAGGATTAAGTGTGACTGTACCTTTAATCAAGATGCGTTCTCGGAGATCTTAGGTACAGATGGACCCTTCTACAGTCTAGACTTAAAGTCTGCGACCGATAGAATGCCTGTTGACTTCCAAGAAAGGGTTTTATCCCTTATTGTAGGTCCAACATGTGCACGCTATTGAAAGGAGGTTCTATCTGATTTCCCGTTTGTCTCAGATGCAGGTAAGATTAAGTACCTCGCTGGACAGCCAATGGGTGCCTACAGCTCCTGACCAGCTATGGCCTTGACGCATCACATCATCGTGCGCATTGCTGCGCGTCGAGAAGGTATTCTGCACTTTGCAGATTACTGTATTCTCGGAGATGACATAGTGATACGTAATAAGACCGTAGCTGAGTCATACCAAAGATTACTGAAGATCCTCGACATGCCTATTTCTGTGGCAAAAACACATGTGTCTGACGACACGTATGAATTTGCTAAGAGATGGGTACGTAGAGGGTCAGAGGTAACGGGTTTCTCTGTTTCAGGTTTATTTGAAACATGGAAGAGTTACCCCTTATTCCAGAACTTTGTGGAGACCCAGACAAGAAAGGGTTGAAGCTTTAGAGACGGAAGGGGCCCGGATCTTTTCCTCGGTGATGTTATGTCAGCTTTAGGTAAGAGGCAACAAAGCCATCGTACCAAAAAGTTAATTAACATCTACATGCTGCTTAAGAGTTTCCTCTTAAAGGAGGAGTCTTCGACTGCACTGCAACTATGCAGTCTGGTGGCTCCCTCAGGTGTAACCTTTTCAGGAGATCTTCATAAATTTGTTAAGAAGATCCTCTGTCAAGTGTTTATCCTGCAGTCACGTGAGGATTTAGCTTCTCTTCAAGCCGACTTTTTCACCTACCTACTAAAAACAGTAGATAGTATGTTAAAGTGGCATGAGGCTAAGAAACTAAAGGCTGAGGAGATCAACCTCCTAAGGACGTCGTTATTGAAAAGGCACCCCATTCCTCAGGTGTTTGATTATCGTATGGAAGAGATAATTAAGCAACTTGAGGATGTCAAGGCCGGTAGAGTAAGTCTCTTTGAAGTTTTTGAGTCCAAAGAAATAAAATCTAAGGCTTGAACTTCGGAGATCTTCTCAATTAGAGCGTCCAACTCGAGAATCTTAGCTCAGTCGAAGCTTGTAAAAGACTTCATGAGAGCATATGAGTCTATAATCCCTCGTACCTGTTCAAAAGAGATTAA